GAATACCCGTTTGTTAAATTTTTAACAATCTTATCGAAAAGTACAATTTTTGGGAATACCCGTTTGTTAAATTTTTAACAATCTTATCGAAAAGTACAATAACTCGGACGTATAAAATCTCTATCCCGAGCGCAACAAAAGTCCATGTTAATCTGTACCTAGATATGGTACAATAAGTGTGGGAGATAACTTATATCTCCTAATTTAGACGTTTCAACACAACACAAAACAAAGGAGTATCCATCATGCGCAAGTATTCTATCACTCGCCGTACCATCGTCACCACTGCTACCGTCAAGGCCGTCAACCTGAACACCTTTGAGGTGGTTGATATGACTGCCACTCTCGAGGGTGCATTCGCTGACAACTCTGCCGCTCTCAAGGCCGTTCAGAAGGTCTGGGAAAATGACGAGTTCAACCCTGTTGCCGTTACCGACCTGTCTTGCAAGGTCAAGACCTATGGCATGACTGCCGCTAAGTGGTTCGACAACGCCGATGTTATCGAGGAAACCGATATCACCACCGAGGAAGCGGCCCAGTTTGGCAAGCGTCAGAAGAAGTATGACGAGAACGCACAGTAAGTCTACCAGTTCAACAAACACATAACAAGTAAGGAGTATCACTATGAATATCATCAACAAGTCCGCTAACGTTGCATCTTCCTTTGACCTTTACAAGATGGTTCAGTCCCCTGAGCGAAAGAAGCTGACCGATATCCAGGGCCAGACCATCACGCTTGACAAGTGGGTTCTGTACACTGAGCCTGACAAGGACGGCAAGGAGATGAAACTGCTTGCACTGACCACCGCTGACGGCTCTGCCTACTGCACCAACTCTGCAACGTTCTGCCGCTCCTTTGAGAGCGCTGTCGCAATGTTCGCCCAGTTTGGTGAAGAGTTCCACGAGATTCAGGTCACTACTGGCACTTCCAAGAACGGCCGTGTTTATATCGACTGCGTTGTGGTCGGCTAATCACCAGCACGAATAACAACTAATTAAGAAGAAAGGCAAAGTTCTTCTTAAATAAAATCACTTACAGTATCCCGGCTGGTGGCCAATTCACTGGCCGGGATTCTTCTATAAAGGAGATGAACAAATTATGAATCATCGCCAACAAGTAGCCGCTATGCACGCTAGAGAGCTGGCAAAGGCCAAACAGCAGTTGTTGCTCAAGGTGAATCAGTATATTCAGGAAGTGCGTGCAGAAGGTGGCACAGCAGAGGTTACGCCACAAATACAGCGCTTGATTGTGCTTGACAAGTATCGCTTGAGAGATGTGCAGAGAATGCGGCAAATAGCAAGTGACCCTCAAAAGGTTCAAGATTATGTGTACGCTGAAAACGCACAGGGCATCCCCATTTCTGGTGAAAAAGCAGTAGAACGGTATGCTAGTTATGCCAGCAGTCCTATTTACAGAGAGCCTGTAAAGCCAGCTAGGCAAGCAGAGGTTATGCTGGACAACACAGCTGAAACTGTTGCACAGTCCTTTGTTGACTTAAAAGCATACGGTGAATTTGAGCAATTTCTTACTGATGTTATTCATTCACCCACAACTGTTATTAATGAATCGTGGTGGAGAACGATGCACGTCAATTGGGATGCACCAGATTATAGGGGTGACAGAGATTACGGCAAAGAAAAGATGGTTGAAGAGAACCGCCAGAACATCGATGAAATGCGTGCCGCTTTGCAAGCTCTTGTCGCAAGAGAAGGTGTACAGGCGGTTGCACAGCGTATAAATGATAACTATGCCGAGTTACAAGAAGCGTCCATTATAGCCGCTATTGGTTATGCTGGAAATGCCGCAAGCGCTTTGCAAACTGTGCTCAAAATATTTATGCCGAGTGATAGACAACCCGGTGTTATACGGCATAGAATGAGCGATATGCAAGACGTTATTGAAGGGCAGTTCAACTATGACGATAATGAGGAATGATATCTAATGTCACGTTCCGAAAAGTGGCGAACTTTCAGTGCTGACTTTGAGACAACAGTTGAAGAGAATACGAGACAACAGACAGCGACTGAGGTGTGGAGTGCCGCTAGTGTTGAACTGTGGACTGAGAATGTTATGGTTTTCCATTCCATTGGTGAGCTGTATGAGTATTATGTATCACTGAACGAGAACATTGTGGTATACTTCCACAACCTCAAATTTGATGGAAACTTCTGGTTGTCGTATTTACTCTATGACCTCAAATTCAAGCAAGCCTTTGACCCAGCACCAGACCAGAAAGGCGGCAAGTTCAAAAAGAACTGGGAAATGCCTGACAGGTCGTTCAAATACGTTATCTCAGATATGGGCCAATGGTACACTATGACTATCAAAGTGAATGGACACTACATTGAACTTAAAGACAGCCTTAAATTACTTCCATTCAGCCTAAAACAAATCGGTATCAGTTTCAAGACCAAACACCAGAAACTAGATATGGAGTATAAAGGGCACAGATACGCTGGTTGCCCTATCTCTCAAGAAGAACTAAAGTACATTGCAAATGACGTTCTAGTTATCAAAGAAGCACTTGAATTTATGTTCTCAGAGGGCCACAATAAACTGACAATTGGTTCGTGCTGTTTGGACGAGTTCAAGAAGGGGCACACAGTCGGAGACGATTACAGCACGCTGTTTCCAGACCTGTACAAAATACCACTTGACCCAGAAGTTTATGGTTCTAGCACAGCTGGTGAATGGATTCACAAGTCGTACAAAGGTGGCTGGTGTTATCTGGTGAAAGGCAAAGAGTGCAAGGAGTATAGAAATGGTGTTACAGCAGATGTGAACAGTCTGTATCCCTCTGTAATGCACTCTGAATCTGGCTCAGATTATCCTATTGGCAAGCCTAAGTTCATTCATGTTGAAGCAAACGAAGGTGATATCTGGGACGAATACAATTGCCCTATAAAATATGACCCGTTCTGGTTTCAGCCTACAGAAAAGCCTAAAAAGCTGTGGGAATACGGAAAGTTCTATTTCTTCCGCATTAAGACCCGGTTCTATCTGAAACCCGGTAAGTTGCCTTTTGTACAGATTAAAGGCTCTTGGATGTACAAAGGAACAGAAGCACTGGAAAGTTCAGATATTGTTGGTAAAGACGGTATTCCACGTTCCGAATACTATGACATTGACGGTAACTTACACGATACACGAGTTGAGCTTACATTAACACAGACAGATTTCATTCTACTGCGTGAACACTACAATCTAGTTGATTATGAACTACTTGATTACTGTGAGTTTGATTCAACTATTGGTCTGTTTGACGAGTACATTGACAAGTATGCCGCAATCAAAAAAACAAGCAAAGGCGCTATGAGACAACTTGCAAAACTATTTCTAAACAACTTATACGGAAAAATGGCATCTAGCATGAACAGCTCTTTCAAAGTTGCATTTGAAAAAGATGATGGTTCTGTTGGATTTTACGAGGTGAACGAAAATGACAAAAAACCCGGATACATTCCAGTTGGTTCAGCTATCACTAGTTATGCCCGCAACTTTACCATTCGAGCGGCTCAACAAAATTATTACGGAAAGGACAAGCCCGGTTTTATCTATGCCGACACAGACAGTATACACTGTGACCTGCCGCCTGAGCAGTTAAAAGGCATTACAGTGCACCCATCGAATTTCTGCTGTTGGAAGCTAGAATCTAGCTGGGATATCGGCTGGTTTGTTCGACAAAAGACGTACATTGAGCACGTTGTAGCCGAGGACTTAGAGCCGATAGAGAACCCTTACTACAATATCAAATGTGCAGGAATGCCAAAAAAGTGCAAAGACCTGTTTGCAGAATCCTTTGACAACAAAGTTGCAGAGGACATTGAGAACGGCATAAATCCAAGAAATGAGGAACAAGCACTATCCGATTCTAACCTTACACCAGAAGAGATTGCATTTCTTAGTAAGACAAGAACATTCAAAGATTTTAAGACAGGTTTAACAGTTCCCGGTAAATTGCTTCCAAGAAGAATTAAGGGCGGTGTTCTGCTGGTTGATACTGATTTTACAATGAGGTGATTTTTATGAAAGTAGTTGACTTATGGAACAAATTTTATAGCTGGTCGCCGTATACAGATGTTGAAGTTGACGATTCAAAGTCAAGTGCATTTTATTACAGTCTCCGTTCAGAAGATGTGTTGAAGCGATACGCAAATAATGAAGTCGTGGAATTTGATTATGATAGCGAAAAAGACAAGTTGTCTTTGGTGGTGTAACTATGACAGTAGAAGAATTTTACCAGTCCTGCCAGAACTGTGGTTGGAAAACTGAGTTTGAGCTGTGGAGTTTCTTCACGCTCCTGTATCGTGGGCGGTTTGACCCCATGAAGAACCAGTTCAGAAACCTTCATGTGAGCACGTTTGAGGTTCGTAAAGGCAAAGTAAGAATCCAAGTAAGGGAGTGCGTAAGATGATTACACTAGAGGAACTTTGGTATGCGTGGTGTGACATTGACGAGCACACCGAAGTGCACCTTGCCTTTGACGGTGAGGACGAGTTTGACACATTCAAGTTCAGTGAGCGTGACAAGTGGCGGCGATATGATAAGAGCATTGTTAAAGTATTTGCCGCTATTCAGCCTGATGGGCAGTTCCTTGCTACCAGAGGTGCATTTGACAAAGTTATGATTATTCTGAAAGGGCGATACTATGATAGAGTTGCATAAAATTTGTGACCATTCCTATGACCAGCGTACAGGCGGCTGTGACTGTGTTAGTTGCAAATACCACATCAAGCACTATCAGCCTGAGCCTAAAGACTGGTTTATCTTCCACAAGGTGACAGCGGTAAACGCTGGTGAGTGCTTACAGCAAGGGGGAACTCAGAATGGGTAATGGGATTATCCCTGATGCAAAAGGAGCGGCAGAAGAAAAGCTCAAAAAGAAGCACCTGTTAATCCGTATCCCCGGAGAGAACCATGACAGAAAATGTCTGTCTAAAGATTCCCTTATGTATGTTGCCTATTCTCTGAACAGAGAGTATGTGCATCTGCCAGGCATCAACGATGGTGCAATCAAAGTTTCATCTCTTTCCGTTGATATGCTGAGGTCTAAAGTTTTCATGTACCATATTGACACCAATAAGACGTTCACAGCAATCATTGCTGGTTCTGGGTTTACACTGTGGTACACCAAAGAAAAGGAGAATAAAAAGTGAGCGAAGTTATCGTGTTTGCAATTGCGGCATCCTACTCTATTTATATCACTGCGTGCAGATACAAGTATAAACTTGACAAGTCGGTGTACATTTGTGATGCACTGTTGATTCTTGCGGCTCTTTTGTCATTAAGGTGGTAATATGGCTGAACTTGACTTATGGCTTTGCATTATTGCAATATAACTTTGTGTTATTATGATTAACACAATCCATAAATAAAAACAAACCCCTCAAGTCGAACCTATCGGAACGGCAAGAGGGGTTTTCTATATCCTGTCTCTGAGGTGTACCAAAGCGCATTGCAGATACGAAACTACATAGCGGACGGTTCATCGCCGTTGCAAAACCCGCCTGTATCGGTGGTACTGTCTCGGAGGGATAAGTTAATTCGCTACGCTCATGCGACATAAGTGTGCGCATAGCGCAGATTTGTTTTGTTCACTTCGTGAACTTGTCTTAGTAAGACAGCGCTTTCAAGATAACTTCTTTGCATTGCAGGTTCTTAAATCGGAAAGCGCCACGGTCGAAGAAATACCGCATTTGGTCTGTGAACATCTTGTACGCATTGAGCATAACATAGTTTACTCTATGGTCGTCTGTTGTGACAGCCAGCTTGAACTTGTAAGTCAAGTCTGGTTTATCGTCACAGTAAATAACGCCGGTGTCTGGGAACTCTCTCAGGCCGTATTCCTTGTTCATGTAGCGAAGAGTGCCCAAGTAACGAGAAGCACCAGCTGGGCGCTCGATAAATGCAGAGCTGTCGTTCAGGTATACAGCCTGTGTCAAATACACATCGTATGTGTCACCGCTGAACGCACTATTAAAAGCGGATTCAGCCTGTGCCTTAGAAGCGGCATCGACATACCCCTGTTCCAGCACCCAACCAATGCCACGCAGAAAGTTTACGTTGTCATTCAGCCGTGAGCTGATATTCATTGCAACATAGTAAGGATTCAGCAGAGTAACGGGGTTAGACAGCATATAAACAGGAACATACCGAGATTGAGCACCCTGTCCACGAGCAACAGAAGTGTGGATAGACCGGAACTTCTTTACTTCATCTGTGCAGTAATGGTTTGTTTCACTCTGGAACTCGTCCATTAGCATTCTGGTGGTATCTGAGAAAAAATGAGAATACTTCTTAATCTGGTCTGCCGCATTGATACTTACAGCATAACCACAGGGAACGCCGTCAAGAAACAGTTCATGGTAAATGCCAGCGGCTCTGCGCTGAGAAGTCATTTCGTGCCCCTGATAGAACAGAACGCCGATATCCTTAAAGAATTTGTCAGCGCACCCGTCAAGTTCATAGTTGAACCTATACAGCAACATGAACTTCTCTTTGTAGTTGATAAATCGCTTGACGCAATACCGGTTGAACCAAGTAGTCTTACCACCAGAACGGTTGGTGGTACACATATAAATCTCTGGCTTGTTGCCGTTCGTGTCCATCAAAGACAGTAACTTTGTACCGTCATAGAAGTCGCCCATTGTCTCAGCTCCTTTTTAGGAATTATTCCCTATTTGTTCCATGTGGAACATTTTCTCTCTAAAATAATTATATCATACCGACTTCCATTTTTCAACTACCTATGGTATAATAATTATATAAGCTAGACCGGAAAGGGGGTGAGCTTATGAGTACCGTCTGTTCCGTTCCAGTGGAAGTAAAACTTGCTTTGGCTTTTATGGTGATTGACGTTTTCACCGGAGTGCTGAAAGCTGTCAAAAACAAAGAGTTGAACTCCACAAAGGCAAGGGAAGGAATTTACAAGAAAGCCAGTTTTATCTTGTTCATTGCATTCGGCTATCTTGCTGATTATGCTATGGACTATGTGAACATGGGTTTCAATTTCCCTGCCGCCGTAACTATCTGCGCGCTGGTTATCGTCACGGAAGCTATTTCTGTGCTTGAGAATCTTGGTCAGATTAACCCCGACTTGGTTAAACTGGTTGCGCCGTTTCTGTCTGCACTGAACAAGAAAGAAGGTGAGAACAATGGTTGACGTTGAGCTACTGCTTTCTGACAACGGCGTTCAAAGCAATAATTGGGATATTTATAATGCGGAAGGGATGATTTAATTGCACACGCAATGTTATGTTTTCGACTACACCCTCAACCCAGATGAACAGTTGTCACCTCACTTCAAAGCACACGAGTTTCGCTGTTCTGACTTATCACGTGTCATTGTGCTAAACAAAGCACTTCTTGAACTTCTCGAAATTATCCGCAAACACTACAACAAACCGCTCATTATCAACTCAGCATACCGCACAGTAGCTTACAACAGTTCACTCAAAAATTCCAGTCCTAAATCACAGCACATGTTTGGTAATGCCGCAGATATTTATATCCCCGGTGTTTCTCCGCTCAAGCTGTACTCGTGGCTCAATTCTAAATACCCTAATTCGCTTGGACTTGGTATATACGACACCTTTGTTCATGTGGATGTAAGAGAGGGAAAGTCACGGTGGGACTGCCGATCAACCACTAAATAATTGAAAGGAGCAAATTATGGAGCTTGCCGATTTCAATGCCAAGACACAGGAGCTTATCAAGCACTTGGGCGATAACGCAGACCAAGGCGAAGTAACCAGCATCTTGGCAGAACTGACCACTGGTTTCAGTGAAGAGGTTGCCGCAAAAGCAACTGCCCTTCGTAATGTTGATGACCTTACTGCAAAGAATGCGAAGCTGAAAGAGGACAACATGAATCTCTTCCTTCGTGTTACTGTGCCGGAAGAACAGCTCAAACCCCCTGTTCGCCCGGAAGAGGACAAAGACCCCATCAACCGCCTGTTTACCAATGGCCGACTTAACCTCAAGGGCTGATTTGCGAAGCAAATCTTTACCAAACCATTATTCATCTTAGAAAGGATAGTGACAAACTATGGCAACTGCTATCGACATTGTGAACGCAGTCATTGAGACTAGTTCCACGCTGAAAGATAACATTCCGCTTGCTACCAATGCCACTCTTCAGGCAACTGGTGGTGCTATCATGCAGTACACTCCCTTTATGAATGAGTTCATCAATGGACTGGTGAACCGCATTCTGTTTCAGGAAGCGCACAATATGACCTATGACAACCCCCTTCGCATTTTCAAGGGAGTTGATATCCCCTATGGCACTGATGTGCAGGACAGCATTGCGAACCCCGCTGTTGCTACTCCCTACGACAGCTCTGCAATGAGTGACGTTCTGTCTCCTGCTTCTCCTGACGTTAAGACCGTGTACTACCGCCGCAACCGGCAGGACAAGTACAAGGTTACTGTCTATGATGCCGTTCTGGCTGGTGCTTTCACCAACGCTGATACCTTCAACAACTTCGTCTCGATGATTCTGAACACCCTGACCAGTGGTGACAACATCGATGAGTTCAAGCTGATGAAGGGTGTTGTTGGTCAGGCTATCAACGATGGCAACATCAACAAAACCCCTCTGGCCGTTGGTGCTGACCACCGGGCCTTTGCTGAAACCCTTGTCACCGACCTGCGTGCCAAGTACCTTCAGTTCCAGTTCCCCTCTACAAACTACAACTGCTATCAGAAAATGGCTACCGCTCAGGGTATTGCAAACGCAACCCCCCTGACTACTTGGACTTCTCCTGACCGTATCAGCGTACTGGTTCGTGCTGACGTTGCCGCCTTCACTGACGTTGAAGTTCTGGCTAAGGCGTTCAACATGAGCAAGGCTGACTTCCTTGGCCGTCAGGTGATGGTTGACAGCTTTGGTGATACCGGTGATGCCGCTAAGACGCTGGCAATCATCGCAGACAACACCTTCCTGCGTACTCACGACAACCGCTTCCAGATGGCCGAAACCCCGTACAATGCAAGCACTCTGAGCCGCACCTACTTCCTGCATCACTGGGAGACTATGGCTTGCAGTCCGTTTGCTAATGCGTGGGCATTCACCGAAGAGTAATCTTCATAACGTAACTGCTCCATAATTTTCTCTCTTACGGTAGCTGGTTGAGCTTTAGACCAGTGAGGGCGGGACAGGGGCAAGAGAGGTACAAATTATGTTTACACCAACAACTGCTTTAAGGCTGCTCGACACTCCGCTCGAGAGTGATTACAGAAACACGCTGTGGTTTCCTGACCGAGAAGCACAAACTGCCTATTTCTTAGGTAAAACAATTAAAACCTACGAGAACTTCCAGTACATTAAAAAGAATAACACAATTGTTGTAGACGGTGAAGTGGACTTGCTGTATAACTGCAACTACATCATGTACCAGAACAGCAACTTTACCAATAAATGGTTCTATGCCTTCATTGATAGAATTGAGTGGGCAAGCAACAGTTCCGTCAGACTGTACGTCAGCACAGACGTTATCCAAACTTGGTTTTTCGATATCACATACTATGACAGCTATGTTGATAGATGCCACAGTGATACTGATGTTGCCGGAGATAATATCGTGCCTGAGGATTTCAGTGGAACAGGAAACGGCGGGTATTATCAGGTCGGTAGTCAGGATTTAAAACCGGACTGGGTTACAGTATTTGCAACTACTGATTATACCGGAAACCCGCTTCCGCCTACTGACTTAAACGGTCTTATTTCCGGCGCTGGAGCTGTAAGAAAAAAGTATGACAATGCTTCTCTTACAAACTTGCTCAATGGCTATGTCAAAAATGGCACAGCAACAGCAGTTACCAAAATCCAGCAATGGCCTGCAAACCATGATGCAACTATCGCTTATGCAAAACATCCTACACACATTGATGCTAACGGCGTTAGCTATACTCCTGTAAACAAAAAACTGTTGTCTGGCGCTTTCCTTACGGCTTATGCCCAGATGATGGGACAGGAGATTGAGTTCAACCCTGAATATATCACTGGCGCTAACATCAATGGTAAAATCGTTGTTGATGACACGTCCGGTTTAGTCGGATTTATTATCACCAATTACAGTAACACCAACATTGCATCAATGTCAATGGCTGTATCAATTCCTGAAAGCCAGTGGGGGTATAATCAGTATAAGAATGATTACAACCTGCACAATGCGTCAAATTCAATTATGGTACAGCGCAATAAAGAAAATAGGCGTTACAACCTATATCAAGGAGCGTTGAGCGGTGCTGGCGGTGCCTTGCAAGTCATTGGTGCTGGCGTAGATTTAGCAAACCCGCTGACATGGGCAAAGGGAAATGTAGGAAGCGCACTTAGCCAAGGAATATCTGGTGCATCCACTGTCCTTAATGCGGCTCGTGAAACAGGACAAATTCAAGCTGGCATTGATGAAATAACTCAAGATCTAACTGCTATTTCTGAAAATTACAACGCTCCTGCAATTGGTGGAGTTGCACAAAGCAACATTTATATAGCTGGCAAAAAGACTGCTTTATCTTACGGGTTCAAGACCCCACCTCTCGATATCTTAAAACGTATTGACAAATTCCTCACTGTTTACGGTTACAAACAGAGCGAATACAGAGCAATCAACCTTCATGCAAGAGCAAGCTGGACTTACATTAAAACCAATGGTTTGAATGCCAGCGGCAACTTCCCTGATGATGATATGAACATTATTAAACGTGCATTCAATAACGGCATATTCTTCTGGGTCTACACTGCAACATACGGAAACTTTGGACAAAACAATGCTATTGTGTAAGGTGGTGATTATATGGCAAACTCAGCGGCAGAAACGCTAAAAGAATTTAAGTCTGCGTCAACTGCCAACAATGCTGTATACGCCACCTTAAAAGTGCAGTATACTGGTTCATGGATGGACGATATTCAGCAGATTTCAACAATGTGCGGTGTACCTGTCCAAAAGCTATTACAGCTGAACCCTTGGCTGACTTCCAATAACTTTGTCGCCAATAACCACGACTATATCACAATCAAAATAACTGCTGGTTCCCCCAGAACTGGCGGCAGTAATGCACAAAATAACGTTACTGGTTTTTACAGTACTGATGAATGGTTTCATCCGCTAGGTGTTGGAACTTGGTATTGCACTACTGCTTTCAGTGCTTCTCACTCTGCTATTGACCTTACTACTGGAACGCCAGGCCAGATTGCTGGAAAACCTATCTACGCTGTAAAAGCTGGCACAGTTGTACAGAGCTATTCTTCAGATTCATGGGGAAACACCGTTCTAATTCGTCACGATGATACAAAAGATGCTTCCGGCAATTGCTACTATACTCGTTATGCCCACATGGAAAAAATTGGCCCATCTACCGGAACTAAAGTTTCACAAGGCGACCAACTTGGTACAGTAGGCAACACAGGCAAATCTACCGGATATCACCTTCACTTCCAGATTTACTTTACTTCTGCAACTCGCACAGACTACACTAACTTTGATGGTGGCAAAGTGAGCCACACTTTTAGTGTAAATCCTAATGATATCAAAGACTTCCCCGGAACACCTTATACTGAACAGCATTACAGCCAAGTTGAGATGCACAAAAGCCCTTACGTTACTGATGCAGATATCAAAGTAATACAAGGTGCGGCATCTGAGGATGGCACTGTCACTGAATCTCAGTTTAATGAAACTGTGAACGGAATCGCTGACAGAATCGTTACAGCAAAGAACGTTGACCCTTCCAGCGAATTGGCAAAACTTATTAAAGACTACGTTAAAGCACAGTTAGATGGTATCAAAACAAATGCCGCTGGCTATGCTACTGACATTCTCACTACTGGTGATTTCAGCGGAGTTCTCAACAAGTTCTGCTCTGACGTTGTAAACAATTCCATCTGGTACGTTGAAAACAAAATCAACAATCTACTTCAATATGCTATCTCCGTTGGACAACAAGCCGCACAGAACGAAATTAACCAAGCAAAATCACAGCTAAAAGACTGGATTGTAGACGTTACTAAGATTGACCGGAACTCTGAACTAGGCGTACACACTCTGAATCTACTTGATTCTTATGTTGACACTATTGTTGCAAACGGCTGGCAAGCCGTTACTACTGCGCTCACAACAGGTGATGTAAAACTAGCCGCTGGTCAATTCTTGGAAGTCACCAAACGACAATCAATCGACTATGTTTGTGAACTTGGTTCCCATGCATTAGCAAATGCAATTACTTCCTATATTGGTTCTCATTCACAGAGCACAGAACTTAACCAGATTGCCGCAGACTTAATGCCCGGTATCATCAACACTATGTGCCAGTCGATTGGCGGTGTTATGAAAGGCGATATCTCTATTGAGCAAGCGGCTAAAAACGTTCTGGTTCAGGTTGTATCAACAGTCGCTGCCACCGTTGTTCGAAAGTATCTTGCTCCAGTCGTATCTAATTGGGTTGTTACTGGTTTAACTACTCTTGCAGTTAATATCGCTGGTTCACAGATAGGCGGGCAAATTGGAGCGGCCATTGCTGGCCCTGTCGGCTATATTGTCGGCGCTCTTGCCAGCGCTGGTGTTAGCTGGTTTATCAATTCCATATTCAGTTAAGAGGTGATTCAAATGTACAATTACGATAACGAACTCGCAGACAAAGAAGCATCACACGCCGCTTACGCTGACTATTACTTTCGTCTTAAATCTCTTGCTTGCACTATGTTTAAGTGGGAAGGACTGCCTGACAGCGTGAATGAACGATATCTTGAATATTGCCTGTTCACCTACGGCAAGGCTGTTTTCTTTAATCATGCAACCCGTGGCTATATGTGCCTGAACGGCGCACTCAGAGGAATCAACTTCTACAATGAGCCTATGTATGTCAGGCCCATCAGCCCTGTGGAAACATTCCCTGAATACGACATGAAAGACTGCGTGCTTATCAGAAACACTCCTGATATGTACCCGACTTTCCTTACCACCATTCGTTACACCCGCGACTTGTACGACATTGACCAGACAATCAAAGTAAACATTGGCGCACAAAAGACCCCTGTTCTGATTCTGACTGACACAAAACAGAAGCAAACCGCACAGGCTGTATATCAAAAGTACACTGGTAACAGCCCTGTTATCTACGGTATGAAGGGCACGTTTGACCCTAACAGTTTCATGGTTCTCAGAACTGACGCTCCGTTTGTGGCTGGACAGTTGCAGGATATCAAGATTACTAAGTACAACGAGTACCTGTCTTTCCTTGGTCTAGGTATGGCTGATTTCAAGCGGGAACGCCGTGTTACTGGCGAGGTTGAACAGTTTGACCAGCAAGCCAACGCATTGGCAAACATTGGGTTGTCTCAACGTAAACACGCTTGTAAACTTATCAACGATATGTTCAGCCTGAACGTTTCTGTCAAACTGGCAAATGAGCCTTATATCACTGACGGTGATAAGTACAGCAAAAACTCCAGCACTATTTCCTATGTTCGTGCTCGTGACGGTGATAACGGGGGTGAGGAATAATGGCAACGTATACCATTGAACTGGGCAAACTGCTTGCTCTCGATGGGTTTGACATTGGCATGAAAGATTACCCGCTCCCGTCTTTTCTCCATTCTGCCGGTGATATGCAGGTCTGGAGAGAAGCATTAAACCAGAAAATCATTAACCACTACTATTTCAATGAAATCTGCTGTCTGCCGCCTGACCGGTTCAAGTTCTTCCTGAACAACTCGTTGAACGAGAAAATGCCTTACTTCAATATGCTGTACGATGCTATGGCCGAGAAGTGGAAGTTCTACACAGGCGGTACGCTTACTGAGATTGTCAAAGCTGATGGCACTAGCACAGATAACGGTACTAAAACTGGTACTGATGTACTTGCTAGGTCTGGTATTGATACAACCAACAATAGCAGTACACAAAATAATTCCCATAACGATTACACCCTCAATGTTAATTCTGACACTCCTGCCCAGATGCTCAACATTGAGAGTGATATCGCAAATAACACCTACGCTTCCTCTGCTAACAAAAATAAAAATAATGGAACTAACACAGGTAACAGTACCAGCACAGATACCACCACTTATAACAGCAAAGAAACAACCACATTCGATGAACACACCACAGCAGACAGACAGCACAATGACAACCGGAACAGAACCGTGTCTGGCTTGAACAACAAGTCCTACGCAGAACTGTTCAAAGAATACTCTGAATCTGTACGCAATCTGGATTTAGAGGTTATCGACAGTTTGAAAGATTGCTTCATGGGAATTTTGTAAAGGAGTAAAACTATGGTCAACTTCATTCAGTCTGCTGACAGCAATATCAAAATCAATGAAGATGTTTCCTACCTGCTGAACGATGCACTGCACGTCAATGCTGTGTTCACTGCTTCCGGCGCTGTCGAAGCAAACAACCCTGTCCTGCGTGTAAACCTACCCAACGTTGGCGCTCATGCTGAGATTAACTGGTACAACACCGCTTCTGAATATGCCCCCAGCGCCGCCGCAACCGTCAAGAACACCACCAGTTCTGTGGACGGCCTGCACAATATCACCATTCAGCTGGGTACGGCTACTGCCGCATCTCAGGAGTATCACATCGAGGGCTGGATTGCACTGGCCTAAAGAGGGTGCTCGACTACTTCCATCTGTAAAGGGGGTGTCACTATGACACTTACTACTCTTACTCCGTTGCCCTTACTGCCGATTCCTGGTAAGTTTGACCTGAATACTTTCCTTCCGGGTTCTAGCGACTATGAGATTCTGGCACGAGTTGTGGAAACCTACAACAGCGCTGTTAAACAGTTCAATGAAATTATCACATTCTACTCTCAAATCGACAAGATAGAAGAAAGATTCCAGAAACAGCTGGACGACTTTGAAAACAAAGTCAACACCGAGAACGAAGCATTTAGAGCTGATATCAATGCAAAAATTGAACAGCTTGACAAAACCGTTCAGGAGTGCTACACTGAGCTTGAGAAACTCATTAACGGTGACTATATCGAAACTTATGTACAGGCTCTTGCAACGTGGATTGACAACAACTTACAGGTAATGGTTTCCAAAATTGTAAAGTATGTGTGGTTCGAGGTTGACGAGGACGGCTACTTTATCGCTTGGATTCCCAACACTTGGGACTTCATTGACTTTGACACAGACATGAACCCTGATTCTGAGGACTATGGCAAACTTGCTTTGCTGTGGGAACCGGAAGTTGTACAGTGACTTTGACGTGTGATAGGCACTCTTCAATCCTATCGGGAGGGTGAACCGGGTGTTCTGGTTCAATGGGTGGACAGTTTATTTAATGAAAGGGGTTTCTATTATGGCTATTAAAAAGTATATTGGTGCTCGTTATGCTCCTCGGTTCATGGGCGCTTGGGATAAGGCCAGCGAATACGCCGCTCTGAGCGTGGTGTATACCAATGACCAGAGCTATGTCAGCCGCAAGACTGTTCCTGCAAACACTGAGATTACCAATACTGAGTTCTGGATTAAGAGTGCAGACTGGAATGCTCAGGTGACACAGTACAACCAGAACGTTGAGCGGTATGAAAAAGAGGTGCTTGGATACGCTGACACCGTAAACAGCCTTGTAGGCAAAACTGTGTATACATACAACACTAAGGACGATATGGTCGCAGATAAACGGGTACAACTCAATGATACTCTTATGACATGCGGCTATAATGAAGTCAACGACAAGAAGGGAAGTTTATATAAAGCCGTTGCTACTACTTCTTCTAGAGCAATCGCCCTGCAAAACGACCTATTTGCTGAACCGTTTGAATTACAGGGTAAAGAAACAAATCTAACAGGTGCAAAATCTATTGATGAGCTTTACAGCGCCGAAGAAGATATCGGAACCAGTATTAACAAATATTTTGAAGATGGTAACACTACTCTTTTCATAAACGATGCTAACTACACATTCAATGTCGGTATCATTATGAAAAACAAAACACAGATTATCCAAATCGGAAAAGGCACACTAACATATACTGGCACTGGCACTGCACTCACAGTCGGTGACTATTGCAAGGTAAGCGGAATTACCATCACTGGCAACGGAAACAACAACGGCATCCAAGAAAACGGCTATGTAAGCTTGATTGAAAACTGCTTTATCCAAAACACCGACACTGCACTTACCATCAACAGTGTATCAATCGTAATCAATAAATGCTATATCAACAATTGTAAGACTTACGGTGTAAACTTTACACAAAGAACTCCCGGCACTTATACAGAAGCAACGTGCATACACTTTAACGACTGCACTTGGACGGGGTGCGCTGTTGCTGTTAATGACGTGCCAGTATCTAGTATCCCGTCTGTTGTTGATGTAGTATTCAATATGTGCGTGTTTGAGAAAAACACAAAAGCACTGAATATTACGTCTGGTTTTAATACCGTATTAAATTCGTGCTGGCTGGAAGGTAACACCAATGTAAGCACAGTAAACGCCAACTATGTTACTTTCTTTAACATTTACAAACACCCCGATGACCCCGGATATGAAGCTGGTCCATATAGCAGTGGTACTCTAAGCACCACCATCGAAGCTGGCAACGTTGGCAGTAAGAAATTCACGCTGTGGAGCGACAACATCAACGACAAGCATACATTAGAATACAATAACGGACTTCAGTTTGACGGCAAACAAATTGTACACAACATTGCTTGTTGTCAGGTTAACGGCGATGGCACAATCGTAAGTAAAAGGGGTTTGCCTGATGGCTGTGTAATCACTGTTTCGGGGGGAAACACTGAACAAAAAACTATCAAATTTAATGGTTATTTCTCCGGCAACGTACAGGTAACATCTTCGAACGCACGTTCAGAGAACACAAGCGTATTCGTTACTCAGGCCGTCAATATCAGGATGGCAGCTGACGATGCCACCAGAAACGACTATGGCGCATTCGACACTATCGCAGTAAAGACATACGTAGATGGTGCTCCAGCTCCTGCTTTCACTGAACTAACTATCGATTACACTGCTTTCAATAAACAGGAGTAAATTAAACTTGAGCGTAATGCTCCCGCTGGGCACGGTTAAAAGCCCATTTTTATTTGCATAAAAATTGTACTTTTCGATAAGATTGTTAAAAATTTAACAAACGGGTATTCCCAA